GGATCAAGGACATCCTCAAGGAGTGGGTCAGCAACGACATGCTGCGCGAGATCGAGGACGAGGACGAGCATCGCAAGAAGCGCACGTTCGTGGAGGTCGGCACGTGGCACATCGACTGATTTGCACGGGAATCTGCGGCTTGCGTCACCTCAATATCGAAGGTGGCGCAAAGGTGGCGCACGTGGAAGCAGGGGCTGAACAGTCAGCCTCCCACGTGCCTGTAACCCGCAGAAATCCGTTGCGCCACCCTGCTTCCAAGGTGGCGCAAAGGTGGCGCAAGGTGGCGCAGCAAAGGGGCCGACGCGCCACCCGCAGGGAACCCCTAAAGGGGTTTCCCTGTCGGGACGTGGCGCAGGCCCCCGGTCCGTTTGCAGTGGTGGCGCTCACCCTCAACCGCGGGGCCCACGCCGGGCGCTGGCTGACTTTCGCAGGAGTGAAGTGATGACCGACACCAGCCAGCCCGTGACCATCACCGGCCCAGCCATGCAGCAGCAGACCCGGGACCTGTTCGGCGCCTATTACGACCTGTCCAGCCCACCGGTCGCGGCGATCACGCTGCCCGAGGGGATCTCGGTCGAACATCAGGACGGGGTCAAGATCCTGTGGAACCCGATCCTGGTCGGCGGCGATCTCGTCGGCGGGCCGGAGATGCGGGTCACCCACGTCATGCCGCCACAGGGGCAGCCCTTCGCCTGGGCCTACCGGCTGATCGCGTCCGTGACCTGGAGCACGACCTACCAGGATCCGTGGAAGACGCAGAGCGCGGCCTGGCGTGCAGCGCGGATCATTCAACCGCTTTACACCTGGCCGGCGGGCAAGTGATGGGCACAGAAATCCAAACGGGGGGACTGATGGACGACAGACCACTCCGGCCAGCGCGGCCACGGCCGGACGATTTCGAGGTCGTGTTCATCGAACAGGGCCGTCTCGAGTGCGAGACCTGGTACCGGGCCCGGCGCACGACCATCAACCGCTGGCTCGAGGAGAGCGGCAAGACGCAGCTGATCGAGCGCCGCGCTGCCTTCGTGAAGCACCTGCGCGCCCAGCGCCGTGAGCCGAAGCCGATCACCCGGCAGGAGGCTCGCTCGCGCCTCGCCGACCGCCGGATCCATCCCGGCGTGGTGCGGCGCGCGGCCCATTTCATGCGCTCGATCCGCAACGGGGGCTGGGTCGTCGCGCCGATGCCGAACGGGGACTGGTTGGTCGGAACGCGGCGTCGATCGCCGGCTGAGCTGCTCGACATGGCGGTGCGGCGCGGGTTCGATCGGCGGGCGGCGAACCTACAGGTGCGGGCTGAGGACGGGATAGGTTGAGGACATGCCACGCGACCGCTCATCTCGCACAGATCGCGCGCGCGAGGCCTTCCTCCAGCGTCTGGCGGAGACGTGCAACGTGTCTGAATCGGCGCGTGTCGCAGGCATCCCCCGCCGCACGGTCTACGAGTGGCGCGACGCCGACCCCTCGTTCGCCGCGGCATGGAAGGACGCCGAAGAACAGGCTGCCGACCTCCTCGAGATGGAGGCGTGGAAGCGCGCCACCACCGACAAGTCCGACCGCATGCTGGAGATCCTGCTGAAGGCCCACCGGCCGGACAAGTTCACGGAGCGACTGAAGAACGAGCACTCGGGCGCCGTGACGATCAACGTGGCGAGTGAGGATGCGGAATTGTGAAGGAGAGAATGAGATGACCAAGACTCTCGACGATGTGCAGTCCGACATGGCTGATCTCTACGATCAGCTTCGTGGAGGCAGTGTCGACATCAAGACCGCCTCGGAACTAGCCAACATCGGCGGTAAGCTGATCAAGATCGAGCAGATCAAGCACGGCCACGCTCAGCTCGAACACGCCGACAAGAAACTCGCACTTGCCCGCGAGATCTTCGAGACCAATCGCACCGTCCGGCTGATCTCCGACCACGAGCGTCAGGAGCTGCTGGAGGACGGCGAATGAAACGGTGCTCGAAGTGCGGGGAGGAGAAGGAGGATGCTGCATTCTGGGCAGACCGCCGACGCGCCGATGGCCTACAAGGTCGCTGCAAGGAGTGCAGCTTGGCAATGCGGCGGGAGTGGGCCGCTACGCGCCCGGAGCGTATTAAACGCTACCGGAAAAAGGAATATGACGCGCTGAAGGCCGATCCAGCAGCGTATTCCTCAATGATCGAGAGCAATGCGCAGTGGAGGCGGAACAAGAAGGCGGCCGAGCCAGAAATACGCCGTGAATGGCGCCGACGTGACGCCAACAAGCTGAAGGCAGATCCCGACCGCCTCCGGCGGCACAATGAGCGCAAGAACGCTAAAGAGCGAGGTCGGATGGACGGCAACTCTCATGCTGCCGCAATGCACCGAGCCAAAAGCATCCTCGCCAAAGATCTCGGCGTGTCGGTGCGAGATATTCCGCGCGACCTCATCGATGCCAAGGCGGCCCATCTCCTCGTCCACCGCTTCATCACCAAGGGCAAATGACCGCCACCCTCACCCCCAAGCAGCGTGAAGCCAACCGCCTCCTCGCCGGTCCCGCCAGCAACATCATGCTCCGCGGCGGCTCGCGGTCGGGCAAGACCTTCCTGCTCACCCGCGCGATCATCCAGCGCGGGATCAACGCGCCTGGTTCGCGCCATGCCGCCTTCCGCTTCCGCTTCAACCACATCAAGACCAGCCTGTGGTCGGACACCATGCCCAAGGTGATGGCGACGTGCTTTCCCGGCGTGCCCCACCGCTTCGACAAGACCGATTTCTACCTCGAGTTGCCGGGCGGCTCGCAGTTCTGGATTGGCGGCCTCGACGATAAGGAACGGGTCGAAAAAGTGCTCGGGCAGGAGTACGCGACGCTGTACTTCAACGAGAGCTCACAGATCCCGTGGGGCTCGATCGAGACCGCGATGAGCCGCCTCGCGCAGAAATGCGAACTGCATCCCGAGATCGCCAAGGCCGCCGGCCGCACGCATCTGCCGCTCAAGGCCTACTTCGACTGTAATCCGCCTTCGAAGCTTCATTGGTCGTACCAGCTGTTCAAGGCCGGGCTGAAGCCGGGGACCAAGGAGAAGGTCGCGGACCCGGCCGACTATGCCGAGATGCAGATCAATCCCGACGACAACCGGGACAACCTGCCAGATAAGTACTTCGACATCCTCGGCGGCATGAGCGCGGCCAAGCGGCTGCGATTTCAAGCCGGCGAATGGGCCACCGAGGTCAACGGCGCGCTGTGGACGCTGGAGGACCGCAAGGCCGAGGACGGGCGCACGATCCACGGCATCGACGCCGCCCGCGTCACCCCCGACCAGGCGCCGCGGATGCGCCGGATCGTCGTTGCGGTCGACCCCTCGGGCACCAAGGGCGACGACACCGGCGACGACATCGGCATCGTTGTGGCCGGGATCGGAGTCGACGGCCGCGGCTACGTGTTCGAGGACGCGACCTGCCAGATGAGCCCGGATGGCTGGGGGCGGCGGGCGGTGGAGATGTACCACCGCCACCAGGCAGACCGGATCATCGGCGAGCGAAACTACGGCGGGGCGATGGTCGAATTCGTGATCCGAACCGCCGATAAGCGCGTGCCGTACAAGGAGGTGGTCGCGAGCCGGGGCAAGTCGGTACGCGCCGAGCCGATCGCTGCGCTCTACGAGCAGGGCAAGGTCAGCCACGTCGGCCACTTCGCCGATCTCGAGGACCAGATGTGCAACTTCACCGCGTCAGGCTACGTCGGTGAAGGCTCGCCTGACCGGGCCGACGCGCTGGTCTGGGCGCTGACCGAACTGATGCTAACCGGCTCGAACTATTCCCTCGACAACGTCTGAACCTACAGCCCCGCCCCGCCCCGCCGTAAGTTCGGGGCCATGGGCAAGGTCCTCTCCTTCTTCGATAAGCTCTCCAACGTTATGTCGGGGATGGGTACCAGCGTCGACCGCGCGACCTACGCCGGCTACCACTTCGTGCCGGTCACCCCGCAGCAGGCCGAGGCGGCGTATCGGACCTCGTGGCTGATGCGCAAGATCATCGACATTCCGCCGCTCGATATGACCCGCGCGTGGCGCTCGTGGCAGGCCGAGGACACCGACATCGAGGCGCTGGAGCGGGTCGAGCGCAAGCTGCAGCTGCGCGACAAGGTCAAGCGCGCTCTGGTGCTGGCGCGGCTGTGGGGCGGCGGCGCAATCGTCATGGGAATCAAGGGCGAGGCCGACCCCGGCAAGCCGCTGGACCTCGAAGCCGTGGGCAAGGATTCGCTCGCCTGGCTCCACGTGTTCGGCCGCCACCAGATCAGCGCCGGCCAGATCATCACCGATCCGGAGAGCCCGTGGTTCGGCGAACCCGAGGCATGGTCGCTGCAGGCGGGCAATGGCCGCCAGATCACCATCCACCCGTCGCGGGTCGTGCCGCTGGTCGGGCAGCGCGCGCCGGACGGATCGGTCTACGGCAATGTCGATCCGTTCTGGGGCGATCCGCTCTACCAGTCGATCCAGACCGCGCTGAAGAACGCCGACCTCGCCCAGGACGGGTTCGCCGCGCTGATCGACGAGGCCAAGATCGATATCATCAAGATCCCCGACCTGATGGCGAGCATCGGCTCAGCCGAGTACGAGCAGAAGCTCTTGCAGCGGCTCGGCACCGCGGCGGCGGGGAAGTCGACCTGGCGCGCCCTGGTACTCGATGGCGCCGAGGAATGGGAACAAAAACAGATCACCTGGGCCGGCATTCCCGATATCATCACCAGCTACCTGCAGGTTGTGGCTGGCGCGGCCGATATCCCGGTCACCCGCCTGCTCGGCCAGTCGCCCAAGGGCCTACAATCGACCGGGGACGGCGAGGAGCGCGACTATCACGCGATGATCGCGGCGCGGCAGGACGAGCTCGTCGCGCCGGCGCTGGAGCGGATCGACGAGGTGCTGATCCGCTCGGCGCTCGGCTCGCGGCCCTCCGACGTGTGGTTCCGGTTCAACCCGCTCAGCCAGTTGTCACCGAAGGACGCGGCCGAGATCGAGTCCAAGCGGGCGACCACCGTCAAAACCTACGCCGACACCGGGCTGTTCCCCGACGTGGCGCTCGCCGACATGGCGAAGAACGCGATCACTGAATCGGGCCAGTGGCCGGGGTCGGAGAAGGCGTTCGAGGACGCGGAAGCAGCAGGCGAAGCGCCGCCCGGCGACGAGGCGGACCTTCTGACCGCTGAGGAGTTAGCGGCGAAGGGAGGTGATCCGGCATCTGGCAAGGCAGGCGGCGGCCGAGTGGACCCGGCCCCACCTCGCCGCGCTGCCAAGGGAGGCGGCAAGGGAAGCGCCTGATGCGCTACAACCTCGCCCAGATGGCCACCCGAGCCGGCAACCGCCGAAAGCTCGTCACGTTCGCCCCGATCACCGCCACCCGGGCGCAGGCGTTGGCCCTCGCCGCAATCCACCGCCGCATCCTTGCCCCGTGGCTGGGCGCCCGGTCCCGCATTGAGGCGGCCTACGGCGCCGAGCTCGTCCGCGTGCTGACCGCCGACAGCATGGACGACCTCTCCCGCCTGTTCAGCGACCTTGCCGACGAAGTGCAGCGCCTGGTGCTCGAACTCACCCCGGCGCTGCGCGAATGGGCGTTCCGGGTGGAGGGCTGGCACCGCTGGCGCTGGCGCAACACGCTGCTGGCCGGGGTGAACGTCGATGTTGGATACTTGATCGGCCCGGCCGACGCGAGGGAGCCGATCGACGGCGTTGTCGCGCGCAACGTCGCGCTGGTGCGGGATATCTCGGCGCAGGCACAGGGGCGGATCTCAGACGCGGTGTTCCGGGGTATTCAGGCCCGCACCCCAGCGCGCGAAGTGGGCAAGCAGATCGCTGAGGCGACTGGCATGGCGCGCAAGCGGGCCGATCGGGTGGCAGCCGACCAGGCGGTGAAACTGACCAGCGCGCTCGATGCGCAGCGCCAGCGCGAGGCGGGGCTCTCGGTGTACCGGTGGAAGCACAGCGGGAAGCTGCACCCGCGGTCGTGGCATCGGGCCCGCAACGACAAGCTCTACGAGCGGGACAGCGGGCGCGAGGTGACGTTCGGAGGCGGCGGCAAGAAGTACGGCGATGAGACCATTCCGGCTGATGATGCGCCCGGGATCCCCCCGTTCTGCGGGTGCGTGGCGCAGGGGGTGCTGGTGCTGGATGGCGAGGTGCTGTAGCCTGCGGGCATGCCCAGGTTCTCTCAATCAGAACTCGATGAGCGCGCCGACACCATGCGCCGCATCGGCTACCCCCAACATCAGGTCGACGAGCAACTGCGGAAGATGCGGGCCGGCATCTACACTCCGTTGGATGGGCTTGGCATGATTGACGGCAGCGGTGGGCGGGTCGTGCGGCTGGAGTCTGATGGCCTCAGCGCGGATGGGAAGCGCGCGACGTTAACTGTGAACTCGACCGCCCTGGGGGAAGCGTGATGCTCCGAGCTGCATTCGATCTCCTGCTCCACATCCTCTTCGGCGAATCCTACGTCCGCCGTTTCCGTGAGACGCGTCCGCGATCGGGCGAGACCGACCACCAGTACGCCAAGCGACTGCGCAGGCTGCATCGGGACACGGGGTTCTTCGGATGATCCAAGCTCTCGCCACCCTCGTCATCTTCGCCGCCATGATGGCCGCCTACGAGTGGTCAGAGCGCCCGCGTCGCCGTGGAACGCCTCTCCAACTCGGCTACGGCAACCAGCGACCCACTATCGACACGACGGAGGGACAGCCGCTCCCGTTGGTCTGGGGGGAACCGCTTCGGCCAGATGGCACGCCGCTGTATCAGACGCCTCTCATTTGGACCTTGCGCGACAACGTGTCGACGGAGGAAGGGTGATGACAGAAGGTGATTTCTACCACGTCTTCAACCATCCTGACATCGCTGCCGCGGTGTTCAAAATCGAGGGCTCCCTGCTTGGTTACTTTCGCTCTGTCGGCGCGAAAGGCCCCCTGATAGAATCCTGGCATGCGGCCGATCCGAACGGGCCGTTGCTGCTGGCGCACGCCACGTTCGAGATGCCCGATGGCTCACACACCCTAGTCGGGCTCGATCCGGCGAAGCTCCAGCAAGTCCGCGAACCAACTCCTTAGCGAACCTACACCCCGGCGAGCACTGCCCGTAATTTCGGGCCATGCTCTTTGCCGACGCCCTCACCCTAGACGCGCCCCGCCGCACCGCCGACGGCTATCTCGTTGCCCGGGCCCGCGCTGCCCGCGCCGGCGTCTACGCCTACCGCGGCAGCGAGGTGGACCCGACCGGCCAGCGCTTCGCAGCGGATGCCGCAGTCAACGTCTACCGCCCCGAGAGTGAGGTCTTCGACCAGGCTAGCGTCGCCAGCTTCCTGATGAAGCCGGTCACCAACGACCACCCGCGCGATGCCGTGACCGCCGACAACTGGCGCCAGCATGCCAAGGGCGTGGTCGGCAAGGCTCTGCGCGACGGCGAGCACCTTGCCTTCGACCTGGTGCTGATGGATGCGGCGACCATCGCCGACGTCGAGGCCGGCAAACGCGAGCTCAGCAACGGCTATGCCTGCGAGCTGGCCTTCGAAGACGGCGCCGCCCCCGATGGCACCGCCTACCAGGCCGTTCAGCGCCAGATCCGGGGCAACCATGTCGCCGTGGTCGACAAAGGCCGCGCCGGGCCGACCTGCCGGATCGGCGATGCCGCGACCTGCGCTGCGCTCCCCTCGCCCGAGATCGAGCGCATCCTCGCCGACCAGCGAACCTATGACCTGAACAGCAACAGCGATAAATCTACCGGCGAACGTCGCGAGACGTCCAAGCCCTTTGATGGAGGAAGCCAAGTGGCGACCAAGACGATCACCTTCGACGGACTCCCGCTCGAGGTCACCGACGCGGCGGAAGCGGCGATCAACAAGCTGATTGGGCAGCTCGCCGACGCTGCTTCCGCCAAGGCTGGTGCTGAAACCAAGATCGCAGCGATCGAGACCGACCTCGCCGCTCGCGACGCCGAGATCGCCACCCTCAAGCAGCAGGTCGCCGACGCCAAGGTCACCCCGGCCCAGCTGCGCGACGCCGCCAAGGCCTATGCCCAGGTCTGCGATAAGGCCAAGGCGCTGGGGGTCACGTTCACCGAGGACGCCGATGCCGCCGCGATCATGCAGGCGGTTGTCTCGGCCAAGATGGGCGATGCCGCAAAGGACTGGAACGACGAGCAGATCGCCGCGTCGTTCGCGGTCCTGACCCGCGACGTCAAGCCCGCGGACCCCCTGCGCAGCGCGATCGCCGATGGTGTGCGTACCATGACCGTCACCGACAACTCCACCGTCCGCGACCTCGCTCGCGCGGCCCAGTACTAAGGGACCTGATCGATGGCTGAGCTTCAGACCACCTATTCGAGCACCATTGCCAAGGGTTATCCTGGCATGGTCGCCAATGGCGAGACCTCCAACCGCATCTCGCGCACGGTCGAGGACGCCGCCGGAATCGGTTTCGGCGTTCCGGTGTTTCGGGGCAGCGGCGACCACGGCTGCACCGCCACGGTCGGCACGGCCGCGACCATGCTCGGCTGGACGATCGCCACGGCGGGCCCCGGCCTCGTCGCCGGCCAGACCGCCGACACCTATCCGCAGTACGAGACCGCGCCGATCATGCCGCGCGGGGCGATCTACATCTACATCACCGGCGCCATCACCGACGGCGCGGCCGTGACCATCGGCAAGGGCGGCGGCGTGGCCGACCTTTACGGCGCCACTGCGGCGGATGCCACGCACATCGATAGCGGCTGGATCGCGGACGAAACTGTCACGGACGGCGTGTGCCGTATCGTGAAGCGCTAAGGGGGCGACGACTGAGATGAACGCCATCACCAACATGTTCGACACCGCCGCCGGGCGCATCACCGACCCGCTGGCGTTCATGGCTGCTGACGCGGACCTGAAGGCGCATGTCATCCGCCTGTGGGCGGCACGCGACGCGCAGAACGCCATTGCCTTCCGTGACAAGGTCGACGCGTTCCTGAGCGACGCCCAGGTCGGCATCGCCTTCCTGACGCCGCAGCTCTACCGCATCGAGACCGAGGTCTACATGACCCGGTATCCGAGCTTCGACATCAACCAGTTCATGACCGTCGATACCTCGGGGACGCTGTGGGACATCGGCACGTTGGTCTACTCGGCCGACGATGTGGGTCAGGCTGAGTTCCTGGCCGGCGCCGGGTTCGACATGCCGTATGCGTCGACCCGGATGGCCCAGGCCACCAAGCCGTACTACCTGGCCGGTATCGGCTATGAGTGGAACACGCAGGAGCTGCAGCGCGCTGCCATGCTCGGCCGGGCGCTGACCAGCGACAAGGCCCGCGCCGCCAAGCGCGCCGCCGACAGGTTCATCTACGGCATCGCGATCAACGGCAAGACGCCGCGTGGCGAGGCCGAAAAGGGCGGCACCGGGCTGGTCAACAACGGGTCTGCACCGTCAGCCCAGGTGGCGGCGGATGGCACTGGCTCGTCGCGGCTGTGGAGCGCGAAGACCACCGACCAGATCCTGCGCGATATCAACGAAGCGCTGACCGCGGTGGAGACCGGCACCGGCGAAACCAGCATCGCGGACACGCTGATCCTGCCGACCACCGCGTTCGACACTATCGCGACCACGCCGCGGGCCTCGGGCAGCGACATGACCGTCCTGTCCTACCTACGGGCGAACAACGTCTTCGGCGCGGGGCTCAAGATCCTCAAGAGCCGCGAGCTCGAGACGGCCGGAACCGGCTCCACGCGCCGCATGATCGCCTACGAGAACAGCCCTGAGGTGATTAAATTCCACCTGCCCGGTGGCGGTCACCAGTTCCTCCCGCCGTTCCAGAAGTCGTCCATGACCTACGAGGTCGGCGGCATCATGAACGTGGGCGGGGTCGAAGTGCGGCTGCCAAAGGCGGTCGTCTACCGCGACAGTTTCTGAGGAGCGCTGAGCATGGCGAAGTTCACCAACATCTCGGACGGCCCCCGCGGCCTGCGCACCGCTGACGGGCTGGTCATGGTCGAGGCTGGCGAGACGGTCGATGTGGATCTCGCTAAGGGCGAAGAGGCGGCGGAGGAGTGGTTCGCCAAGCCGGGCGCCAAGGCCGCCAAGGACGCGGCCAAGGACGAACCCGCGGGCGAATAAGCCTCGGCACCCACGGATCAACCGGGCCGCCCCGCCATGCGCGCGGCGGCCCGTTTCGTAAGGAGAACTCGAGATGGCCGATCTGACTATCACCGCCGCCAATGTCGTCGCCGCTTCGTCGGCCACCAAGAAGCAGGTCACCGCCGGCGCGGCGATCACCGCCGGTCAGGTGGTTGCACTCGACTCCGCCACCCGCACATACAAGCTCTGCGACGTCAACAGCGGCACCGCCGACCTGCGCAAGCCGGCCGGTATCGCGCTGCATGCGGCGGCCGCCAACCAGCCCCTGACCATCCTCACCCGTGGCAAGATCACGATCGGCGCCACGGTGGCGGTGGGCGTGACCTACTACGCCAGCGGCACCGGCGGCGGCATCCGTCCGGCGGCCGACAACACGACCGGCGATTATGTCGCCGAGGTCGGCCTGGGCGTCTCGACCACGCAGATCGACGTGCTGTTCCACGAGGCCGGCGCAGCGATGGCATGAATTTAGGGACCGTTGAGCGGGCCGGCACCCTGGCTCCGCGACGAGCCAAGGAGAAGACCTGATGACCCTCCAATACAGCACGGCGGTCCGCAACGCCCGCCTCGACACGGTGGAATCGACCACCGGCACCAGCGCCATCCTGACCATCCGCACCGGGGCGGCTCCGGCCAATTGCGCGGCAGCCAACTCCGGCACGGTCCTCGCCACGGTCACCCTCCCCTCCGACTGGATGGCGGCGGCCTCAAGCGGAACCAAGGCGATGAGCGGTACTTGGCAGGATACCAGCGCTGATAACGCTGGCACGGCGGCCCACTTCCGCATTCATGACAGCGCCGGCACCACTTGCCATATTCAGGGCACGGTGACCGCGACTGGTGGCGGCGGGGATATGCAAGTTGACAACACCTCGTTCGCCGCAGGGCAGTCGTTCTCGGTGACGAGCTTCACTCTCACGGCGGGCAACGCGTGA